TCCAAGAACCTCTAGCATCTAAATCATCTGCACTATTATTAATTAGTTTTGGATATACCCCAGCCCTATCTTTAAACTGAGAATACATTGCTGCTATTTTTTCTTTTGGGTCTCCACCACCAGTGTCTTGTTCTTCTTTATCAAGTCCTTCATTATTTTCATAACTTACACCTGCAGCAATCCAATCAACTTCATTCGTAAATAAACCTCTACCTGTTTTAGGTGCTGTTGTACTACCATCTTCATTTACCTTTAGTTCTCCTTGAGATGCTTTTCCCATTGTAACTATACCCATCATAGCACCACCGATATTTGATTCTAAAGATGCTTCTAAAAAAACAGATTTTTCACCATACAAAAATAATGTTAATGGTGGTGCACCAGGTGATGGACAAGACATCGCCTTATCAACCACTATTAACTGGTCAACAACTTTTGAAGTTTTAGTTTGGCCGTCAAATATATTACAGTTATGTTTTTCAACCTCAAATTGCCAAAAATTATTTGATGCCGCATTTAATCCATTTAGTATCTGTATAAATACATCATATGTAGTATTAGTTTTTGAATCTAAAATACCTTTTGCAAAATCAAAATTTACATATAAATCCTCAAGATATCCCCAATTATATGCTTCTAATTCTGTTAGTTCGTTAAAAACTCCTGCTGCCTGAGGGTCAAACTTACTTGGTTGTGGGAATGTTATTCCAAAGTAATCCATCTCTACAGATTGTTTAGTAGGGTCTGGTGGTGCCTCACCTTTTAAAACAGACCAAAATCCAAAGTTTGGCATATGTTTATTTGGAATGAGTAGTTTACTATTATCTGTACTAAATATATGTTTGTGTGCTCGGACAGGTATTTTTTGATATCTAAACCCACCTTCAACCAAGTTACCATCTTTATCAACTATTTTAGGAACTCCACTTCTATCTAATATTGTACTAAATAATACATCTAATTTAACAAATCGTTCCCCACCAATTAAAGGAACATTTCCAGGTACTAAAATTTTTTCTCCATCTGGATTACGAATCTTACTATCAACAGTTTCATCACCCATATCTTCTCTCAACTCTTCATCAAAATTAATAAAGTTATATGGTTGTGTGTAATACTCGTTGTTTACAAGACGTTTTATTTCTTCTGTTCTGTTATAAGATGGTAAATCATTAAAAAAATATTGAAATTGTCTTTTCTCATCATTGATAGTACCTCGTACCCACCAAAAACTTTCACCACCTATTGTTTCTTTTGCTCCTTCTTTTATTGCACTTTTGTGTCCTTGAAGATATGCTGCTAAATCACCTACACCAGTTAGTTTTACTGTTACAACATATTTTTCTCCAGCCTCAATGGATAATCCTCCACCTGTAACTCTTCCTAAAAAGTTATCATATTGACCCTCTGCTGCTTGTCTTTGTTCTTGAACTGCAGTTAAGTTTCTCATAGATACTATTTTCTTTGTATCGTTTAAAGCCACTAAACCTTCAACACCCAATGGAGTGTTCATACCAAATTCTATAAAAACATGATGACCAGGTTCTCCAAACTTTGCTTGTATTTCTTCCATTTGTGCTCGAGAAAAGCAAGTAATAGTAAATTCAGTTTTTTTAGATAATCCATTATTACCTTCACTTATATCTAATCCACTAATTATTGGTCTTGGTCTACCCCACCTATCATCTGAGAATTCTATTTCTTTTCCATTGATATCAGTTATCACTACTTTTTGTTCATCTCCTTCACCTTCAGTTGAAGTTTGACCAGTAGTTCCTCTTGAATCTGCACCTATACCACCATAGATTGCGTTCGCTGCATAAAATAATGGAAGAGATGGATTTGATAAAATAACCATTCCATTCCCAACACCAGAAGTTACTCGAATCCAGGCGTTAAGTTTGCTCACTTCTATATTGTTACTCTTTCTATTATCGAGAGTACTTTTAATATAAGGTAAGGGTGAAGAAAAGTATGAAAATGACATAATTATTGATTAAACATTTTTTGGATTTCTATAAAGTTTTGAGGTATTCTTAAGACCGTTCCACTATCAACTGCAACAGAGGCATTGTGTACTTTGTTTGCAGATGCTATAATCCACCATAATGTTGAATCGTTATAGTATTGACCGGCTAAAGTATCTAATCTATCGCCCGTTTGAGTTACTACATATTTATCATCATCTCTTAATGGTATGTTTGGATATATTTTACTTCTATATACTCTTCTACCATCAGATATTTTTTTTATCTCGTTATTTTTATATCTACTTCCCATTATGTTAATGATTTAAAACTATACATTTTACTTAAACCAGTTGTACTTCTTTGTTCAACAAATTTAATAGTAAGAGATGCATCTACAAATTTTGGTAATTTATAACCCTTCAAATCCGCCTCTGTTAATTTTTTTGCACCACCACCTACTTTATCTAAAAACTCGGAATCAACTATTTCAGTTCCATCACCAGTTTCCCATACACCAGTATCTGGTATTGTATATGATAATGATTCAATAAATCCATCTTTATTTTTGTACATATCACCAAGTGTGAATTTAATAAATGGTGGTACTACATATCCCGCCTCAGTTTGGTAAGAAGTTGGATAACATAAATAAGTTAAGAATTTTAATTTTTCCCAATTATTAACTAATTCTTGTGCGTTTAATGCAAATATTTGTAAAGTAAATGTTACACTTCTTTCTACTCCATCATATGTGTATAAATTAAATGGATTACCTAAAAACTTTGATGTGCTCCATGATGGAGTTGTTGTTTCTGTAAGACCTTGTATCGAACATCTAAAATGTGCTCTTTTTCCACTAAATGTATTTTTAATTACAAGTGGGATTAAATCATACTCTTCTAATGGTGTTTTTCCATCTACTAAAATATCTTCATTTGATACCGCTGCCTGATTTATAATATCTCTACCACTTCTAATTCCTCGTTTTGCTTCTAATGTAGATGTTGAGAAATCATCTTGTTTAGAATATTTGTTTTCTGAATCTCTTTGTTTTGCAAAATCTTCTTCTTTGAATGTATCTGAATCTCTAAATCTAAATGGTGTTTTTTCACCAAAAACTTTTTTATCTGGTTTCTCGTTAAACTGAAATCTAACTGAATCTAAATCAATAGTTAGTTCTTGTGAATCATCTTTTACTAATTCTTCTGATACTTTTGTGTATATATTCGGTTTATTACCTGAACGAGTTTCATCAGAATTAAATTTATTTTCAGATGTTACTATATTTTTACCTATTACAAATGGAGGTGTTGTGAATATACCTTTTAGATATAATTGATTGATATAATCAAATTTACTTGACATATCATTTCTATCTTTTAGAGTTTCTGTTGTTAAATCTATAGTAGTTGTATATTTAAATCCACCTTCTTTTTGAGGTTTTCTTTCTTGTAAATCTTGTCTGTTTGCTATAGCATTTCCATAATCTGGTATTAAGTTTTGATATTCACCTTTTGCAGGTATATCCGGTCCTCTTTTACCAAATAAAGCTCCTCTAATTTCACCTTTTACTAAATCAATTCCTTTACCTATCGCCTGTTTTGCAATTGCAGATGGATTTCCACCACCAGTTGATTTTAAGAATTTACCAAGACCAGTTCCAGCACCACCTAATCTAATCTCTTCTAAGGTGATTGAAGTGTTGACTGGGTTCTTACCTACTAAACCTGTAGCAACATCAGTAGGAATCAAATTAATGGGTATTCCGAGTGTGCTATTAACCTTATCTCTTGCCTCTGATATAGAATTTACCTTTCCACCAGTTAACTTACTTAATCCTTTACCAATTAATCCACCATCACCAGGGTCAACTGCATTGGCAGTTCTTTGTTTTTCAACTGCTGATGTAGTTCTATTAGTAATTCTTATCGCCTCGTTACCATATATCAAAGGATTTGGTAGTTCTACTGCAGATTTAACTCTTAGACCTGTTAGTTCTTGTTCGACAAGTGTTTCCTTATCAGTTTTTACTGAATTATTTAAACCACTACTCTGAAATAAATCTAATATTGTTGGCATATTTTATCCTAATCCATACGAGTTGACTTTGGTATCATCAACTACACTTTTGATTCCTCTTGTAACTTTTTCACCATTTAGGTAAACTGCTATTTTACCTGCATTTAAATCTTGTCTTAACATTTGTAATTCAGATACCACTGCATCCATTGAAGTTTCACCTTCTCCTTCTCCTTCTCCACCAAACAATGTACCTAATCCCATCGCGATACCACCTACCATTGATAATGCAAGTAAACCTGGCATTGCTGCTAATCCAGCAACACCTAATAAAGTTAGTGAACCTGCTAGGGCAGTAATTCCGGCTGCAAGTGATAAAATACCACCTAACATCGGTACTAAATTTGTTATCATACTTTCAACAGCAGTTAGTGGTTCTGTTGGTATCATTCTTAATCCAATACCAAACGCAGTTAATCCAACACCTAAAGTTGTTAATGCAGCAGATGCAAGTAACATTGGGAGTGCTAATAATCCAAGTGGTGCGATTGCTAATGAAAATGATAATAATGAAAGTCCGATTGTTGCGAAATCAGTACCCGATGCCTTTGCTATTTCTTGTATTGCTTTTCCAAGAACAAACATAGATGCTGCAACAACTAACATTGCGGCTGCACCTGCAACTATTGCAACTGCTCCAACTCCACTACTCATAATCGCACCTAATAAAGCAACTGAACCAACTAACGCTAACATGGATACTACTGCCATTCCAACAGCACTCCAACTAACTTTCATAAATTCTTGAACTGCCTTACCAAATACGAATACTGCAGCTGCAACCACTAATAACGCTGCTGCACCTTTAAGAACTGCAGTCATGTTTATTTTACCAAGTGATTGAGTTATACTTCCTTTACCACCGATTGCATCTCCACCACCTTTTGCAACAGAAGGTGTTTTTGCAACAGAAGGTGTTTTACCAGCAGCAGGTGCACCTCCACCAAATAATGAACCTACTTTTTCAAATACCTTGTTTTTAAGTTGTTTGGCAGTTCCAGCAACATTGAATCCCATTTGACCTGCAGCAACAGCAGCTGAACCTAATCCTTTCATAAATGTACCAAGTGGTCCTTTAGCAATTGCAGTTAACCCTTGTTTCATTCTATCAAATGTACTTACTTGTAAAGAACCATCCGCATTTAACTTATCCATGTTGGCTGTCATCTTCTGAAGTTCTTCAACTGATAATCCTAATGCTTTTGCTGCTTCTCTTTTTTGGAAGATATCCATTTTGTTAAATTCTTCAATACCACCTAATTGACCTATTGCTGATTTAACTGCTGAACCTATCTCACCTTCAAATGCTAATCTTCTTGCTTGTTCGAAGTTAATATTTTTTCCTAATAATGCACCTAATTCAAGTTCTGAGGTTAGAGAGTTTTCAATATCTAATAAACCATCAGTAACATTTGTTAAAGATGACATTTCTAAACCGAGTTGTCTTGCAGCAATTGCTGCCTGAATCATATTCTTTCCACCATCTTTACCATACTCGGCAAACTTTTCAGTATTTGCTGCTAAATCTCCAGCAACATCTGCAGGAATTACACCTGCTGCCTTGGATGCATCATGAACTAACTGAGCCATATCGGCACCTGCCTGTGCCGTTCCATCTCCTAATCTTGCAAACCCACCTATTAATTTTGCGGTTTCTGCTCCACTAAGATTTAAGTTAACTGCTAGTAAGTTAGCGTTTAGTTGTGCTCCAAAAGTTGCTTGTTCTACACCACCTAACTCATTTGCTAATCCTTTTGAAACCGCTGATGCCTCTTTGAACACTAACCCAAGTACAGTTGAACTTATGGCCATTTCATTGAAGAAGAATCCTGTCTCTCGTGCAGTTTCGGATAGTTTATCCATCGCGAATCCAGCACCAATAAGACCCGTACCTAACATACCTAATGGGCCTGAGGTTAGTGTAGCGAATACATCTAATACCCCACCTACAGTACCTTTTATACCTTCGAGTACTTGATGGGTACTTTCCATTTGTGATTTTTGGAAATCAGTAAGGTTAGAATAAGTTTCTGCTAAATCATTTTGTGATTTCATGGTTTGTAAGATTTTACTATTACCATGAATACCTTCACCAATCTTACCCATCTCCTCATCTCTCATAGCGAGTAATGCTGCTCTTTGATTGATATCATCTCTACCAAGAGAAGCTAATTGTCTATTGATGTCTTGAACTTTTTGTAATGATTCTAATTTTTTACCAGTAAACCTATCATCACCTGCTGCTAAATTTAATGCTGCTTTTTGGTTTTCTTTAAGTTTACTATATGAACCTGATATAGAACCTATACTTTGTTCCATACTGGCAAATGTATTAAGTTGTTCTTGGTTTACTTTTTTAAGCTCTTTAGCAAGAGATATTATTTCTAATTTGTATACACGAGATTTTGCGTTTCGTTCCTCAATAGTATCATTTACATTGGATTCGATACGAGCTATAGTTTTTTGAGCGTTCTCAATCTCTTTAAGTATTTTTAATCTATCTCTTTCGTTAGCCATCTATACTCCTTATTTAGAATATTTTTTAATAAGTTTATCAAGTTCAGCTTTTTCTTTTCTGATTTTCTCCATCTTATCAGTTAATTCTTTTGGAGTACCAGCTTTTCTAGCCCTTTGAATAAACTTGTCTTGAGTGTTTTTTTGTAATCCATTGAAGAATGAATCACTAAACTTTTTGGCTGTACCAAATAATCCTTCGTTTGTATTTTTTTTAGACATGGGTTTCTCCTTTGTATAGTTTTACTACTATAAATATAGAGCATAAAAAAAGTGAGGAAATTTACCTCCTCACTCTTACATTTGGCCCTCTTGCTTTTTTATTACTTTTATCGTACTCTTCTTTTTCCTTTTTCTTAGCTTCTAATAGTTTTTTAAAATAGAATCTCCTCCAATGGATGGGCATGGCGTAAACTTCAGACCAGGTAAATCCATTACCATAGTTAACCATTTCCCAAATTTGATTATGTAATTGAATACTATAATCATTCGGAAGGGTAAAAAAACGATACCCCAAAGGGAATATCGAGTGCCTCCGATTCACCCGTGAGGTCTGATGTAAAATCAAATCTCATGTCCATATCTGGACTTACTGTTTTGATGTGATTTCTTAGTGCCCTCGTATCCAAAGCCAATAAGCCATTTGTAACAAATGAATTAATAAATCCTCTGTCTGTTTTTCCATCTACTTCTTGTATCATGTACTTTAAACGAGTTGTTACCTCGTTACTCACATCGGATTTACCTTTTTGTAATCTCTGTAACGCCTGAGTTTCAGCCGTTATATCTTTCTCATCTTTGTGGGTTAATAATTTAAATTTAATCTTTTTCTTTGTTTTGGGTAAGTCAAACTCGTACAGGTTTTCTCTGTTAAGAACACTATCATCGATTTCTTTTACTTGAATTTTTGATAAATCAATACTTGTTCTTTGTTGTTCACCTGAAAATGGGTCTGTAAGTTCTACTTGATATTCTGAACCATATCCTAAAATTCTTGTTGCTAAAAGAATTGCATTTTTATCACCAACAACTATATCGTTGATATCTACATCTTTATCTACAACAACTGATTCAAATAACTTATCAAGCACCACCCCCTTTCTTATCAAATTTTGCGATGCAAGTATATCTTCTTCTTTTGCTGTCATATACTTGATTTCAATGCTACCCTTTGATAATGGGTTTGATTCTGGATAAACTTTACCTTTAGATGGTAAATCTATCACTTCGGTAGGAAATTGATATTCTGCCATATTTTCGTATTTTATTCGTATATAAATATATAAGAATCAAAAAATTAGAATTTTTGGACAAAAAAAAAGTTCTCACATAGAGAACTTTCTTTCTTCAGTATATTTTAGTATTAGAATTCTAAGATTGCGTAATCATAGGATAGTGTTAGTGTGATTTCTGCTGGGTCATTTGAAGTCCAATCAACATCATTAAACACTGCATTGTTAATAAATGCCCCTTTTAGACACCATTCTTCAATTTTATCACCAACTGGTCCTAACATATAGAAATTGATATCTTTTTTATAGAAATCAGCATATCCATCTCTACCTGTTAATGATTCATGTGAGCTTCTCACCCATTCCATGACTGATTGTGCACCACTTGGTACGATTGGGTCATATAGTGATATTTCAACATCTTGCCACTCACCTTTTCCTTTGAGTTTTCTCTTAACATTTATGTGGTCAAGAGTTACTACCTCAAACTGAATTGAAGGTCTGTTAGCTGTTTTTATAAGATATGAAGGGATACCATCGATTTCCATGATGAATCTATTCTTCATCTTCGGTTCGAAGTTGGTATAAAACATATCGTTAAATTCTAATACTTCTGCCATTTTTATTTTCTCCTATTATACTAATAAATATACAATTTATTTTTTTTCATTTATTTATGCCGAGAATGAAGCTCCAGTCGGTAGAATGTTGAAATCAATTACTATGAATTCAGCAGTTTTAGTAGGTTGTAAAAATATTTGACCTGCTAAAATGTTTCTATCGATTACATCTGGTGTATTGTTTGTTTCATCCATTACAACTCTAAATGCAAATAACCCTTGTCTTTGTTGTACACCTTCTAAATAAGGTTGTACTGTATTTATAAATCTTCCTCTTGTTTGTGCAGTATTTTGTTCGAATACTAAGAATCTTGAAGTACTTGCTACAAACTTCTTAACTTTAATTAACAATCTTCTTACATTGATTCTATCTAAAGCAGATGCTTTATCTTGTAAAGTTTTTTGTCCGAAAGCAACGATTCCCTCACCTGGAAATTGTGCGATTGGGTTTACTTTACTTTCATAAAGTGTATCTCTTTCAGCATGTGTTAATCTGTTTAGTACAGATACTGCTCCAACAATTCCACCTCTGTTTAAACCAGCTGGTGCAAACCATTCAGCAGCAACTCTATCATTTGCTGCGTAGATACCAGGTAGTAAAGTTGATGGTGGTACTGCTGTTAACTTATTAGTGTTTGTGTCAACAGTTTTGACCCATGGATAATAAGTACCACAATAGTTAGAATCAACTGCCTCAGCCTGAGTAGTTGCCTGTCCTATTGTATCATTTTGTCCTACAACATCACCAATGAAGAAAGCATCTTGTCTAGCCTCTACCATATCAACAACTTTATCGAATACATAAGAATGTAATCTTCTAATGATACCAGGTGTTGATACTAAGTTGATATCAAAATCATCTGGATTAGATACTGCATTGATTGCTTTTACATAAGCAACTGAACCACTTGCAGTTGAACTTGATAAATCAAATCCTTGTGAGTTACCAGCGGATATTCCTGCACCTTTATTATATCCTTTTGTTGGTGCACATCCATCAAACCCGCCTTGGAATGCTACAGTAAACTGTCTCTTAGCAACATCTTTTGCTTTTGCATCTGAATCAGTTGAACCTGTTAGTTCATAACTTAACTGAGAATCAAATGCAAATACTACATTTGAACCAGTACCAGCACTACTTGGTAGTGGTGCTAGATAATTGAAGTTATCTTTTTTAACTATTGCAGTTTCTAAATCAATACCTGCGAAGTTTACTTTACTTGATGCAGTGTTTGAATCTGATGTTGTTCTAAATGTTACTGCTGGTAATTCTGCTGGAGTAGTAATTGCTATTGGATTAGTATATTCCTTATGTCCAAATGGTCCCGCAGTTATTGGGTATCCATCTAATACTTCTACTCTTACATATTTTGAGTTATTTCTATAATCACCAGTTTCAGTTTGTTTACCATTTGCATCAATAGATAGTTTTCTATCACCAATAACTCTAGCGATGTATTGAGGAGATGCTGGGTCTAAGTTAACATTATTATATGTTTCTAAAACTGATTTTCTTTTATCTGTATCAGCAAATTTTCTAATTGCTACTGAGAATGTTGCATAATCAGTAGAATTTGAAGCACCTGCCTCTTTTACATTAAAGATAGAAATTTTATATTCTTGATTCGTGTATGTACCATCACCTAAAGTATGGAATCTGAATAAGTCGTGTCTTTCACCAGAGATTAACTGAGATACAACAAAAGGAGTACTGGCGAATTGTGTATCATTTGTGAAATTTTGTGCTGGTAATTGTTCTGCTACTACTTGAGAACCACTATCAGATATAAATGTTCTTTGATTGTACGCTGCATTTTGGAACCAGTTATACGCATATGCAGGTTTACTTCCATATGGTGATTGTCCAAATACATCAGCGATATCATTTCCTGCAGTATATAAGACTGAAGCAGATACTTCAAAGCCTGAACCGCTTATAGAAAATGCTGATTGTGATACTTGTGAATCTAAAGATGCTGAACCATCGGATAAATTAAATCCTACTGAAGCATCTGAACCACTTGAATTATAAAGTGCCGAAACAACTTTAATTCCGCCATCAGAACCACTTATTTTTAGTGCAAGACCGTTAGTTTGAGAATACCCACCTAAGTGACCAACTCTTACAACTGTTACAGTTCCTGCTTCTCTTAAATAATTTTGAACAGTATAACCTGTGTAATATGTTCCATCAGGTATACCGAAGATTTCATCGAAATCTGCTTGGGTGTTTATTACGGTTGGAACGAAAGCCGGTCCTTTTTTAGATGGTCCTATTATCGCTGCTCCTATTTCCCCAATTCCTTGAGGTAAGAATGATAAATCGTTCTCTCTCGTAAATACACCAGGTGATACAATTTTTTCTGCCATTTTATTTTACTCCTATTATCAATTATGTGTAATGATACACATATAAGTATTAACTAAAACTTAGAAAAGACAAAAATTTACTTTGCATTTACTGCTTCTTCTTTCTTTTCTTCTGTTGGAGTGAAAATACCCGTTGTTGGGTCAAAGTTTCCATCTCCGTACTTATCGTTTAACTCTTTAAATAAATCTGTTTCTTGTTGAACTAAATTTGTGTACTCTCCTTCTGCGGTTAGTAACTCTTGTTCAACTTGTTGGACTCTCCTCTTTTTTTCTAAATGTAGTTGTCCAATTCTTGCAAACAATGAACCGATTTGACTTCTTAGTTCGGTAATGCTGCCTAATTCATCTTTTGTAAACTTTATTTCTTTTTTTGCCATTTTGATATAATTTTAAAATGTTTAAGTGTATATATAAATATAAGTTTTTTTCTTAAACGCTATTTTTAACTTTTAGTAAATGTCAATGTACTACTAAAGTTACTTAGTAGGCCATTTGTACCATATTGTCTTACTCTCGCGTAGTAAGTTCCATTTGCTGGTTCACCACCAGCATATACATATGAAGTAGCACTCCATTGCGATTCATTAACTGAAAGTGAAC